GTGTCAAAGGCTGTTCAAAAAAACGGCCACCTTTCGATAAATTGCACTTTTGGCAAAGAGTCTGCAAATTCTCATCTAGGTCACTGCCGTTTAAGCGTCTCGGCACGATGTGATCGATGTGCAACTTACCTTCAGTCTCTCCACACCTTTGGCAGCAATAGCCATCACGCATCAAGATTCGTTTGCGGATTGCAGCACGCTTTGCGCTGCTTCCACCACTCCAAACGCTTGCCATCAGTAATGACCTACTCTTTCGTGAAATCTCCAGGCGTTACACATTGAACCATATCGATGATTGATGTATTTGATTGTTGCATCTATCTGACGATAACCATCGAGATTGCGATAATGCTGTGATTTCATCTGACCTAAGCCGTAATGACTGCCATTCTTTGCATTTACATTCCACCTGGATTCTTTGTAAATGATTTGTGATAAGCATTTAAATTGCTCGTAATTCACTAGCCTTGAATGTGCATATAACTTGTAATGATCCACGCTGTTTGCTTGTGCGGGTTGCACGTTTATTGCTAAAGAGCCTATCAATAGGCATAGGCCTGGCATTAGCTTCACTACTCGCTGCGAGCTACACCGGCACACCGGCTCTCGCGAGAGCATGAAGCGTACCGACGATGTCAAGTGAATCAGCGAATTGTGGATAAGTCGAACGGGGCTTCGGCGTGTTGTCCACAGGTTATCCACAGGCATCAATCCTTACCCCATCCAGTACCCTTGAAATGGATTGGCGTTGATGTCCAAACCCTTTCCATTTGAACCAGGCAGAATTGGCATGATGGATAGACGAATGATTCGTCAAATGCTGCCTTAACTGTGGCTATCGTGCTGCACACTGGGCATCTGAATTCATAGCTCGGCATCTTCGACCTCAAATAGCTGAATCCCTAATACGCCGCAGCTCATGCACTCGACGCAATGTACGTTTGGTGGCAGGTTATCGTGAACCTTGACGATTTTGTGATCTGTGGCCTTCTTCTCGATCCGACAATCAAGCTTGACTGACTTGAGCATAGATACTCCTATTCAGATTTTCGATGGGATTTAGGTCTGATGGATTGATCCAATATGACCCATCGCTACGTTTGCGCTGTGGCCTGCGTGCCATACCAATGGGAATCCAGCCGACGATGTAATAGTTTGGTGAATTGCCAGTGACTAGCACTGCCACATCTTCAGCCCTGTCACGATCACGCAATATTAGACATCCATCTTTCCAGGGTGTGTGTTTGACTTCGAGATTCCAGCCCACATCAGCTTTGCTTTTGAATGTATTGACTGTTGGCTTAAATGGAATGTCTCGATGAAAGTATTTATGTACGGCATTTTCAGCCCCTATCGCTTCGCCATTGCGGGCAATGTCCTGGAATAAATTCATCTTCTGCACGCTGTAATCGTTCATGCCTTCTGATCCATAGGCACGCAGTAGGGCATAAGCCGCACACGTCATTTCCTCGTCGTGTGTGAGCTTGACCGGAATCATTTACACTCCCGGCAAAGCCACATCAATGACTGGCCTTGATTTTTGACCATATAGCCACCATCAAGTGATTTCCACATTTGGCATTTATCACACCAATCGATTTGAATGGGCAGATTCTCGCGAATCTCTGTTCCATCCTCTTTGATGGTTAATGAATCGCCGTTAGGCTTTTGAATAAATAGCTCACCCATCAGATTTGCTCTTTCCACTTGCCGTCACTGCCTAGTACGTACCAAATAGGCTTGCACTGATTGGCTTTGACTTTCTCCGGGCAGACGTGGCCACGATAGGGCTTGCCTGTTTTTGGTGAATCGCCTTCCTTCAGGATCATGTGACCATGTGAGCAGATAGGGGCTTCAGATTCAAGCTTGCCGCCTAATTCACTGGCTATTTGCTCGACTGCCGATTTTGCTGTGGTGAATCCATCTTCCCAAATTGGCTTTGCCCACGGATCATCCTCGACGAAGGCTTTTGGCATCGTCTCGACTTGCTGCATTGATTCCAAACTAGGTTTAGTCTCCGCACCTAATACCACCGAAGCGCACCTGCCAATTGCAGAGCTGACTGTGTCCTCTACGTACCAGCGTTTCATTTGAACGTTATATGCCCCGACCATGCCGTGTGCATAGTCGATGGCTGCCGGCTTTTCATCCTCGTAATGACGATAAATACGGCACTCGATTAGAATGTAACCTTTTTCCGGGTTCCAGTCGATGATCGATGTCTCGATGCGGTTTGTGGGAAATGTGGCGTGCAGCCGAATCACTTTCTGATTGACTGTCTCGTATCCATCCAGGAATCCGGCCATTTATTTGACCGCCTTTGATAGTGCCTGGCCTCGACGATAGCCGATTGCCTTGCCTTCTTTGTAGCCATCCTCACGGCCTGCGTAGTAACCGCAGACCAAAGCGAAGATATGTGTCATCACAAGGATGATTTGTAGAATTGTCATTTGTTCTCCCGACGGGAGCTTGTCGATTCTCCCTACCTATAAGGTGACGCATCGGGCTGACAATTGCAAGAATCCCGCCTAAATATCGGCGTGTCTAATGCCTGCCATGATCGTTTAGGTGCTGAATGAGCAAAGCCCTGATTTCCCTGACGTCATGGCGTAGGCCATCGGCAAAGCCGTTTGAGACTGGCCGGGAATTGCGTTCGGACTTAGCTGCAAAGATTGCTGCAATGGCAGAGATAGTTGCCGCCGCTATTACGCCGACGGCCTGGATAGTCTCGGTCATTTGTCATTGATGCCAAACTGCTTATCGTTGGGATTTAGCCAACGGATGATGACTGGCAATACGGCAGCTGCGCCAGCGGCAATGATTGCCTTTGGATCAGTTACTCCGGCAAGATAGACGGCCAAAGAAGCTGCCAAGAAGGATCGTGCCCAACTAGCCGCCATCGCCTTAAATTCAGTCATTTTCTTTCTCCAATTTTGCTATCAACGCAGCGACCTTCGCCGGTGGCAAAGCAATTTCAAAGTGCATTTCGTCTTTGCGATTGCGGTAATCGCCACCCCAAATTAAGCCATATTTTTTGGCCAAAGCTCGGATCATCGGCACTTTCTCGTTTGGGAATGTTCCGACCTTTCCTAGTGGATGACGTGTGGCATTTAGATCGATGGCCGTACCGGATGAATGGTTGGAAAGCTTCCCCACATTTCCGCGAATATCCCTAAAGGCGTATCCCCAATCATCCGGTGTGCCCCCATCGATTTGCTCGATAAGTTTGTCGAATTCGCAGGCGAACCCAATGAGCAATGGTGCAACGGCTTCGGCGCATTGAAGCTTCAATGACGTACCAGGTACGGCAAATGACTTCACTCCGATTGAGGCCTTGTCCTTAGACGCAGGCCAGCCGTTTGCCGAAATCATTTGAGCAATAATGCCGCTTCTTCGGCTGTGAGGCCTAGACGATCAAGGATTGCCTGTTTTTGCGCATTTATTTCTTTTTGCAATTTGACTTCAGTGGCTTCAATTTTTGCAATTTCAGCATCAATTTCAGATTGTGTTGGTGCATTTCCTTCAAGCACATCCCATTGAATGGATGAAATGTCACCGCCAACGATTGAAAATTCAGCCGTTGGTCGAAGTGATTTAATTGCTAGGATTAACTTTTCGGCGGTAGTTTGCATTATGCACCAATTTCCATGAGAATGATCACTGACGTGTTGTTGTCACTTTGTGCTGTGATTGATCCTGAATTTGATGTGGAATAAATCGCAGCCTGTGTTTTGTAGGTTGTTGCGGAAGTTGTAGCTGGTGAATCTAAATATGAAACACTCACAATTTGACGAAATGCGTTGTTTCCATCACCAGGCGCACCTGTTCTAAATCCGACGGCTAAATTTCCGTTACCACCGCCGTTCCATACTGTGGTGGAATCTCTCACAATGTTGTACCCAAATGCACTGAAAGTATCAACTCGTGCTTGATAAATTTGTTGGCTAACAATGACCATGATTTTACTTGTCGCGGAAGTTGGCGTGATTGAGCATGATAAACCTGTGTTTGTCATTGAAGTTGAAGCGATTGCCACGTCTGTGGTTGTAGTGGCTTGAACGACTTGCAGCACTTTACCGCCGCCGCCAGCTGTGCCCCATTTGAGGCCAGTTGCAGTCGTTGAATCGGCCATAAGTACCTGACCGTTTGTGCCAACGGCTAGACGTGAAACTGTGTCTGCCGCTGTTGCAGCTATTAAATCTCCTTTTGCATCCACAATTGATTTCGCAACTGCGCCGTTTGCAAGATCATAAGCAGATTTGACCGCATTTGGCGTTGCCGCTGTGGTGGTCGATGTGCTTGACGTTGAATCGGTGAGCTGAACCGCACCCGCCTGTGTTGTCGATGCTGACTGAATTCCCACTGTAATTGCGCCGGATGTGCCACCGCCTGTAAGTGGTGAAGTGGCTGTGATTCCCGTGATGTCACCTTGATCGTTGGCGATCCACACGAAATCCATATCGGTATTTGAATTCTTTGCCAGGATTTGACCAGTAGTGCCGCCAAGTAGGTCGGCCATCGATGTCGCAACGGCTTGCCCAAATACTTCAAAATCGGCAGGCAGGTCTGTGACCAGGTCTGTGTTTGTTGGCATCTGCCAGCCAAACGGCGTTGTTGGATTGCTCATATTTTCTCCTTATGCGACCACTAGGGCATTTTCCCATGTGAGAGTGTTTGAAATCGTGTTCCACTGTTCCGACACGCTGACATCTTCCCACTTCATTGCTTGCAATGAGTAGGCCAATGGCGAAAGCAAAGCCGTGACAGAAATGGTGTTATATCCGGCTGACCATTGCCAACCCTCGACGAATCCGGCGTATTGACCCGATGACATATTGGCCGGCAAATCAGAAATACGCAGCGGCAGACCCATGAAAATATTGATTAAGGAATCACGATCAGCATCGTCAATTTCCGGGTTTGTTAGCTCAAATCGAATCGACTGCATCATATATTGCGGGTAGGCACGCAGTTTGAGATAGAAAGCCGCTTGATCTTCGGCATCTACTTGATCGTGCAAAGTAGTGTTGATGATTTGTGCTAAACGGCCAAAAATAGCCACTGAAGTCAAATCTTGATCCGTTACCTGGCTCGATGAATTTTGGCCATATTTGATGGTCAAGTCATTTCGCACATCGCCTGCCCTAGTCTGAATCTTGATTCCAGGGGCAATGGCTTGAGCTGCCGAAACGTCGGTGTATCCGTTGGCTGCTAAATAAATAGATCGATGAGTCGAGTCGGCGTAGGAAATCTGACCTTGAGCATTTTCGTATATGTAGCCAAGCCCTGACGTGGCCAATGATGCAACCAATGAATACACGTCGGTCACGCTTGCTGACCTCGCTGCGAGATCATAATTTCCCGGTGTATCGATTTCGCCTAACCCCGTATTTTCGGCATTTGCCCATGTAGTAGTTGCCGGCGTATATGTAGCCCACGTAAGAGCTGCTGGAACTTCTGACCAATTATTCAGAAGCAAATCTGTGAGAACTGTATTGATTTGCGTGCCGTCAAATGCTCGATTAAGTGACGCGCTGTATAAGGCTTTTTGAAGCCTAGACAATGCACCCAATGCCACAATGGTAATCGATTGGGTGATTCCAATGCTTCCCGCATTTGCCACTTCGATGCTTAGATCAACGATGGAACCGCCAAAGATAGGCACGAAAACGTCATTTGAATCCTTTAAGCCTATTCCCACGGAATCGTTGATATTAAATTCCACTTGAGACTGCATGACGTTATACAAGGTCAAGCTGCAATATCCGGCCTGTGCCTGTTCATAAATGTTTGTGCGGCCACTTGTAATGCTTAGATTTGCCAGCACGAATTCGGTGTAATCCACGCCATTAATAGTGACCTGCCAAACGGGATTGAATACTGTCATCGTTCAACCCTGAAAGCCGTTGCCCCACCTGTGCCGCGATAAAATGCATCATTGACTGTATTGACGATAGTTCGTGCAGCTGCTTCCGGATCACCAACGATGCCCATATTGACTGTGACTTGTGGTGCCACGGCATTGCTTTGGTATCCGGCAGGTGCCCCACCGATTGTCACTGTTGGTTTGAATAGCTCTGTCTGATAGCCCGCAGGCGCACCGCCAATAGTGACTGTTGGTACAAGGGTCGCGGCCATGTTGGAAATTGTCTTGCCTGTGGCAGCTACGGCGGCAGTTCCGGATGATGATCCTGATACTGATGGCGGCTGAATAGTCGGTACGGATGGAATGACTGGGGTTTGCGTTGATGTTGATGCGCTAGATTTTGGAATCGTGACTGTCGGTGCTGACGAGACCGGAATCAATGGCACATTTGGCAAAAGTGGAATTGAGTTATATTTATCCAAAAGCCAATTGATTGCCGTGATTGCGCCTTGAATGGCCTTTGTAATTACTCCGACAATATTGCCAACAATGTCGATGACGCCACCCGCGATAATTCCAACGCCTTGTAATGCTTTGCCTAATACTGTGCCGATAACCGGCGCAACGTAATCTGCAATAAGTTTTCCAAATGCTAGGAATTCATCCATGTTTTCGCCGATAGCATCTTTGACGTATCCAAATGCTTTGACGAGACCATTCCAAATTGGTGTGAACACATTTGTGATCGTGGTGCCTAAATATTCAATGTAGCCGGTTAAGCCACCTGATTTGTTGGAAAATGCGTTGGAAACCTTTTCGACGATAGGAATCACCGAAACTGTCATAAATGACATCAATCTTTCCAAGATAGGCAAAAGAGCAAAGCCGATAGTCTCTTTGGCTTCATCGAAAGTGACCTTGAGCCGTTCCATGCGGCCTGCGAAGGTGTTCGCATTGGCCGTAGCTGCGCCAGCAAATAAGGTGCTAAGGCGGCCGGATACTTCCTCGAATGACATGGCTTTGAGTTCGGCTGAAGATAATCCGATACCTAACTTGCCCAATGCCGCTGTATTGCCGTCATAGGCCTTTCCTAAGGCGTTAGCGACCCCTTCCAGCGGCTTTCCGGTCTGTGCCGATATATCCATCGCCAAAGCCAGTAAATCGGTCGCTTTGCCTGCATCCTGGGTCGATAAGGCCAATCGAGCCATTGCAGGTCGAAGCTGATCGTCGCTGACGCCTGTGGCCAGTGACATTTTCAAAATCTGCTTTTCGACCGATGCTATTTGGTCATCCGTTGCACCTGTGGCGTTGCGTAGGGCACCCGCTAATTTGACCTGGGCTGCTTCATCGGCGATTGCTGCCTTCACGCCATCGATGCCAATCTTGACGGCATACGCACCGGCGGCTGCCGCAGCTGCGGCAAAAGCCAAACCTGCTTTTTTACCGAAATCAGAAATCTTGTTACTGGATGACTCGACATCGTTATTCGCCGCCTTCAGCGATTTGTTCAGCTGATCGACGTCGGCGAGTATCGCCAGTTTAAGCGTTCTTGATCCGGTTGCCATCAGTTCCACTCCTTCAAAATCTTAGAGAATGAATTTTCCCATTCATTGATGATGTAAGGCTGCTCGGCACGCAGAGTTGGATAGATAAACCATCCACGTGATCCACGGCCTTCGCGACCTGACCAAACTGGAAATTGCTTGAATCTATTGGAACCGAATTCGGAACCGCCCCAAAGCATTTGTGTGGTTGCCCCGCCGGAAAATTTTTGGCTGACGAAACCAAATGAAATCTCGCCAATCTTGCTTGACTTGCTTACACGTGATCCAGTGGCAATTCTTCCAGCTACTTCACGCGATTCCAGGGTTCCGGCTTTTGCTTGAATCTTGCCCTGAAGGTAAGTTGCCAAAGCATTGGAAGTGATTTTGGCTTCCCCGATGGCTTCTTCTTCCATCGCCTTGAAAGCACGAATGACACCGCGTAAATCGCTTTTATCATAAGCGATTGCCTCACCTGCCATTCTTGCTCTCCAATATCTCGATGGCAGTCAACACATCTTCGGCTGACTCCCAATATTGCATCGGGATTCCGGTCGCTAAGGCTAGATCAACGAGTATTCGGCCTATGCTTCCGGGTCTGTGGCTTTTGGGTCTGATTGGTTCACTGAAACTTCTACGACTGTGTCGCACCAAATTTCATAAGGCTTCACGGGCTTCCCGGCACTCTCGCGTTTCATTGCGTGATATGCCAGGAAAAGAAGATCAGAAATTCCGATCTTCTCTTGCGCCTGCGAAATGATGTTGCCAGTCAGCTTTTCCCACTTAGCCCACTCTGGTGGTTGGGCTGTGTAGGTCTCCTGATTTCCCGCTGTGTATTCAATTGTGATTGGTAGTTTCATTTCTTTTCTCCCGATTCTTTGTAATTAGTCCAGCACCGGCGTAGTGACGCAAGTGAATGAAAGTGATGCAGTTAGAGCATCAGGTGCAGTTCCGCCAAGTGCAGGGAAAATTGGCTGAACGTCGAAAGCGTAAGCAACGCCGCCGACTGTGAAAAGCACTGGCAATGCTGTATTTGGTGCAGACGCAGCTGCGTTCCAAAGAGCTTCGCACAATGATGTTGCTGCGCCGAAATCCTGAAGCATTTCAACTGCGAAAGTACCCTGCGAATCCGTCGTGTAATACGCTTTTCCATCAAGTGTCTGATATGTATTGATCGTTGAATCGATGGTAAGTGTTGCTGAAGTAGCTTGAGCATCAAACGTATCACCATCAATGGTGAATGTGATGTCTCTACCTGTGATGATAGTCGTTGCCATTTTGTCTCCTAGTTGTTTTCCTGTGTGAAATAAGTCGAGACATTCAAATCTGCAACGAGCAAATTCGATGCACCGACCGAAACGATTGACGGCCTTTGAACATCGCCGACCACGTATCCTGCGGGCATTGCCCCCAAAATGCTGATGATAAGTGCTTCGAGTTGATCTAAAGCACCGCTGTTTGAGTTATTCGCAACGGCTGCCGTCACGATAAAATTGACTTTGACTTTGGTGACTGCGCCATTGAGTAATGTGCTTTCAAGCCAGGGTGAATCCGGGATGATGACGCAGGCCGGCGGGATGACCGCTTCGGGTGCTACTGGATAAACCGATGCTGCAACGCCTGCCAGAGCTGTAGCCAATTCGGTTCGCACATCGAGCAATGTTGTCACTGGCATATTGAATCCACATCGTAAAATGCAGAAATTAAACCAATCACACGATTTTGCAGACTGCGACCCATGCGGAATGGCGTTGGGGCAAAATCAACGCCTTCAATTTGGCCGCCTGGGGCTGTAACGCTTTGGAAGATTTCTGTTGAGACGATAAGTACCGCCGTTTTGACCGGGGCTACGTTGGCATAAATTTCAGCTGCGGAACCGCCATCAAGTGTAATCGTTCCCGCCGGAATGACTGGGGTAGTAATGCGATCGGCTTCATCTACAACGCAACTGACCTGAAAAGGCCTAACGGAATCATTGCTGACTGTATATGGGCCATCTAAACCATTACCTATTCCGGCGAGAATGACCCCCTGCCCCTGAACAAAATAATTTGGTCGCAATGTGTCGATGTAAAGCACATCATTTTTGATGGTTGTTGCAACTACTGCGCTTTGATATTGAGTAAGCATCGGCAAAATTGTTGCTTCAGCACTATCAATAATTTGGTCAAGATATGCGTCATTGAAAAGGGAATCAGAGACGCCAAGTACCGCACGTAGTTCATCAGCCGTGATGATATTCGGCATCTCTGATCCTTTCTTCGACTCGGCCGGTTCGGGAGAGACCCGGCCGATGGTTAATGGGTGGGATTAGTCCTTGTTGAACGCGTAAGCACCGGCAGCGATCTTTGTCGCTGTTGCGCCGTAGCCGTACATCAAAATTCCAATGCTTCCATCGGAAATGATGTTGGTACGCAATTCCAAACGTGGGCTTTCATACCATGTGTAGGCATCGCGGTTGATGACGTACATTGAGTCATCGCCTGTACCTGTGAGAGCTGTATCGACCCAAAGATCGATGCCGTTCACTGATCCGCGAAGGCTGCGTGGCTGTGCATTTCCAGCTGCGTTCATTGGCTGCAAAGCGTTATAGATTGGTCGGCCAGCGTCATTGAATGACATGATGCGACCCCACATTGCAGGTGAGACAACGATTGCATCGGCAAACTTGAATGTGTTTTCATAAACGCTTACTGCGCCGTTTGAAATCCATGTGAGAAGTTCTGATGCTGTGATGTCTGTTCCGTATCCGGTTGCAGTCTTTGTTGCGCCAGCAATGATCTGTGCAGAGTTATATTCGTTAGTTGCACGAGCATATTGCGAAGAAAGATTTGAAATCAATTCAGAAAAGAAAAGTGGATCAGACCGGTCTGCGAGTTCCACTGACATGACCTGGCTGCCCTTGAATGACTTGACATCCACATTGATGAATTCAGATTCCATGACTGTTGGTGTCACTGGATCGAGTTCGTCGATCTGTGCTACCGCAGGAAGAACTGAAATCTTTGGAATCTGGAATACAAGGCCTGCGGTTGGCAGGGTGCCATTCGAGATTGAATCGATTGAAGCTCTTACGTTGTCTGCAAGGCCGTTGACAACTTCGCGAAGCTGACGTGTAGGAATAAGTCCTGGATTGTCGGTTGACGCTGTTGCTGCGGCGATAAATGCACGGGATTCTTCATTTCCACGCATTGCTGCGACTTTGTGCATTAGGTAGGTTTCAGGTGAAACCACTGGGTTACGTGTTGCGATGAAATTGACAGGCTTTGCAACTGATGCTGCCTGAACTGGTGCTGAAGCCTCTACCGATTCGGCGGTTGGCTCTTTGTCGGTGTTTTCCACGACATCTCCTTCTGTTTGTGTGGTTGTGGCTTCTGCCTCATCGGTTGATGATTCAGAATCTTCGGGTGCTGTTGTAGCTGCGACATTTGATACACGTGCTGAATCAAATGCAGGGTTATGCGTCAAAGCGACGCCAACCAAATCGGCTGAATTGACGATCATCGTTCCATCCTTTGCATGAGTGAAATCGTTTGCGTTTGCTTCCACACTGAATCCATCGCGAACGCCGTGCATTGCCTCGATGAGACTGTCATTGCCTGATGTAGTTTCTAGGATTTTGAATGTGGCTTCGATTGAATTTCCATCCGGTGAAAGTTCCATCGAAAGTGTTTTGCCAATCGGTCTCGATGGCTGATGCTCTAAATTAAGAGTTACGTTGGCAGGATTGAGTGATCCACGCTTAAACATGACTTTGCCAGTTGATGCTGTGGCAGGCACGCCAAATTCAACGATTTTGCCTGTGATAGTTCGTGCCTCTGAATCGGCAGCTGTAATTGTGAATGGTGTTGTTACTTTCATCGGATCATGTCCTCTGCTTGTCGGATTTCTTCAACTGTGATGGCAGGATTGCCTTCGGCATCGACAATTGAATTCAGTGTCTTGTAGATATTGGCTCTTTCAAGATCAGAGCCGCGTAGGTAATCACTTAGATCGTATTCGACCCGCTGTGATTGCGGTACGAAGTCCGGCATTGATAGACGTTCGGAAATCGAAGTCATCAGCGGAATCAAAGAGAAGTCCAGCAAGGTTTGACGTTGCGTGGTTGCATTTGAGTACGTCATCGATGATCCGGTCTCGGCATCGACGTAATAAGCCGGGATGCCCAAAGCCCTGGCCAGTTCGGTGCTGACGTAGGAACGGGCTTGATTGAGCTGCAATTTTTCAGGGTCGAATCCGACGGCTTCCATCGTGACATCGGCATTGAGAAATGCGGTGCTTCGATTGCGTCGAGCTGTGCCCCATGAATCCAGCAATTTCGTGATGCGATCTGCCGGAAGTGCTGTGCCGTTGCTTTTAAGCACCATTGACGGAACTGGTTCGCGTGCATACATCGCAGCGGCACGTTCTAATTCCGCACCTGTGCGGATGGTCTTTCCGGCACGATTCAAAAGGCCTTCATCGTTGCCATTAAATACGACCAATGATCCAATGCCTGAATTTGGCACCGGTGTTCCATCGACCATGTAATATTCAATTTCAGTTGCCAGCGAATTCGTCTGAATGGTGACGCGAGCCGGTGAGACGCGTTGAACGCTGCGAACCCTAAACGTATCCGCAAACAATTCTGTGATTTGCCAATATGCGTAGCCGTAGAAAAGCAAATCCTCACAAGTCCACACATAAGTCGCTGATCCTGGCACACGTGGATCAGGTGTACGGATAACGCGTGGCGTTCCATCCTCTACGTCGAGTCCAGTGCTGCGATCTACTACTTCGAGACCAATCGATGCGATTGATGAGCAAATGATATTTCGACCGCGTGCGACTGTCGGAATCGACATGGCTTCTTCACGGGTGGCAGTATTGACGCCGCCGAAAAATGGTGTTAATGAGTCAAGCGATGTGACTGGTGCTAGAGACGCAGCTACATCAGCACCGGCAGGTGCGGTTACTGTCTGCACTGATCGCGATGCAAAAATGTCACGTATTCCCATGTGATAATTTTCGCCGCTTTATAGCATCAACCGACCAATATATCGATTTCCGTCTCTGGGCGTGTCGCGAAGTGTGTCACCAATGCCACCGCGACCGCAGCGCACACTGCCGATTGACTAGCTCGACGGCCAATGACCCAACCACCATCGCCGCGGCGCAGCTGAACGGCCGAAAGTATTTGAGCCGTCAATTCTGACTGATTTCGGTGCTTGAGTCTGCCGCTATTGATTGCGCCAAGCATTTCGTCGCAGCTTTGCGGGTAAGCCGTGTCCATATCGAAAATCGGAATACCGGCAGGTTGCAGGCGGGCTGCGACTGCGCCTGAAGTTTTCCTGGAATAGAGCAAATACTCGATTGGATACTTTCGGCAATATGAAGCCGCATCATTGGCGATGGCCTTGTCATCGAGCTGGCGATCGTTCTCCCATGTATGCAACAGCTTGACCACGAAAGTTTCGTCTCCAAGCTTTTGGGCACCGACCAATGCGCAATGACGGCGATCCGGTGAAATGTCCAGTGCCAGCCACGTAAGCTTCTCTGTATCCAAATCGACGGATGTATCGGCGCAGGCTTCCCACGCCTGGGGATTGACCACGCTGGAAATCGTCTGAACCCATCTGCAAAGCACTTCCGTCATCACCACTTCATGCGGATCATTAAGTGTGCCCCTGATATTGTCCACGTGAATTGTGTGGCCAAGTGCGGGATTGCTTGCAATCCAATTCTTCTCATCATTGACGTCATCAGTCGGGGCAGACCATTCGGCGTAGAAAATATCGTCGGTCGCACCCGCAGCTGCGGCCAGCCCGCGATCGCGTGCCATATTCAAAACTTTGGAATGTGCATCACCCGCATTTGTGAAAGCGTTGATGGAAGGATTCTTTGCAGCCATCAATGTATAACGCAAACTGGCAAACGATTCGAGATCGTGCATTTCGCGAAGCTCATCCAGGTGAACGGATTCCGGCTTGCTCATTCCACGTGCAGCTGAACCACCGGCCTTAATGACGAAACGGCAGGAATCCAAAGTCTCGATTTCTTCAGCCCCATGCTGCCACCTGATGCGTTTGACTTGCTTTGCCAAATCATCGTTGGCCTCGATCATCGCAACTAGGGCACGGAATTGTTCCAGGGATGTGACCAGGCGGTGAGCTGACGCGACTTGCAGCGAATCTTTCCAATGGAAAAGGTTCATGGCTATCAATGCCAGCATATATGTGCTTTTGCCATTCTGCCTGGCTACTGTGCAGACCCGGAATGGATGGGCATATCTGCCGTCGGGCTTCATCTTCAAGCTGTGAATTGCCAGCCATTTCTGCCATGGCATGAATCCACCTGGGATGACTTCAGCTGCGAAATCAATCAGTTCAAGCCCACGTGTAGGCAATTCATTCAACGGCGTGTGGATTCTAGGCCGTGATGATCCAAATATGCGTTCTGATTCCGGTTCAAAAACCGATTGCAGCCGATTTGAGCCTGTTTCGTCTTGATGTCCACCAACTATGACCAGTTCCGGCTTATTCATGACTTATGCTCACGTTTTGGGGTACATATACGTCAT